CAGCTATCCCGCATCTTGGAGCTGTCAGGAAACCCCATCGCCGTCCTCGAGAACATCGCCTCAGCCGAGGACATCAAGGTCCAGCCCGGGGCCCTGTGGACCATACCGGAGGACGCTAAGGCTTACCTTCTGGACTTACTGCAGGGCGGCGGAGTCAGACTCCATGTCGATTATATCGATGTGCTATACCGTGCCCTGCACGATATTTCAGAGACGCCCCGGGCCGCCTGGGGAGGCATTGAGAAGGAGCTCTCAGGAACAGCCCTCCAGATTGAACTCGGCAGCCTTATTCAGAAAGTCATCAGGAAGCGGACTATCCGCACTAACGCCTACCACCAGCGAAACGACATCATACTTAAGCTGGCCGAGAAATATATGAACGAAAACTTCGAGCAAATAAACCACCGGGTAGTCTGGGGGCCGATATTGCCCCAGGACACAGCCCGCCAGGCTCAGAACGAGCAGTTGCTTGTCCAGGCCGGCGTCCATAGCAGAAGAACGGCCATGGACGAAATGGGGATCCAGGACCCCGACGAGGAGTTCAACAGGTGGTTAGAAGAGAGGGGGAGGATACTACAGATGAATCAGGAGTTCAGGGCAGCCTCCACTCGTGGCGGAGCGAGAGAGAGAGCGGTTGCCGCGGAGATGGAAGTGCCTGAATAATAAGCTCACCCCCTTGTCATTGCGAGGCGAAGCCGAAGCAATCTCAAAGGGAATAGGAGAAATATATGGAAGAAATTGAGGAAACACAAGAAACCCAAAAAACTCAAGAAACTCAAGGAACCCCAGAAACTCTTGAGGCCATCAAGGCCGAGCTCGAGGAGGAGAAAGAGGCTAAGGCTGCCGCTGAGGCCGCCCTGGCCGAAAAGGACGTTCGCATCGCCGAGCTGCAAGCCGAAGGCGAAGCATTGCAAGCAGAGCGAAGCAATCTCCAAGCCTCGCTAAGCGAAGCGAAGCAGGGAAGCGAAGCGACCGCCGCCGAGCTCGCCCAGGTCAAGGAAGCCAACGCCCAGGCCGTGGCCAAATACCTCGATGTTGTCAGGGTTGCCAATTCCACCATTCCCCAGGACATCATCGCTGGCGACACCATCGAGGACATAGACGCCTCAATCGAGAAGGCTCAGGCCATCGCTAACGCCGTCAAGGCCAACCTTGAAGCTCAGGCCAAAGAGGCCCGGGTCCCCGCAGGGGCACCCACCAGGGGCGAGATATCCCTCGAGGGCTTAACCCCCAGGGAGAAGATCGCCGCTGGAATACAACAAGGAAGTCAAAGATAAAAATGGAAAACGCAAAAATACAGGGCAAAAATCAAAAATTTTCATTTTGCTTTGTCATTTTCGTCTTTTATCTTTGATTTTTAGTTTTGAAAAGGAGGAAATATGAGCATATCTTTAGACGAAACAAGCAAGCTCTCGACCGATATCCTGCTTAAAGGAATCATCGAGACCATTGTCAAGGACAGCCCTATCTTACAGGAGCTGCCCTTCATCCAGATCGTGGGCAATAGCCTGAAATACAACCGGGAGAAGACTTTGCCCACCGTAGGCTGGTACGCCCCGGTGACCGGCACCTGGACGCAGTCCGAGCCGGCTTTCGAGCAGTGCTCTGCCAGTCTTTGCGTTCTTGGCGGAGACGCCGATGTCGACAACTTCCTCAAGGCCACCAGGAGTAATATCCAGGACCTCGAGGCCGCCGTCATCGAGCAGAAGGCCAAGGCCTTGAGGAACGAGTTCGAGAACACCTTCCTGAACGGAGACTCGGGCGTGGACGCCAACCAGCCCGACGGCCTGTACAAGACCATGAAGGGCACAGCCTGGACGGCCGACACCGCTATGGATGTGGGCGACATCGTCGTCCCCACGGCCGGCAAGGAGAACGGCTTCCGGTACGAGTGCACCGTAGCAGCAGGCGATAAGAAGACCCACGCCACCACTGAACCCACCTGGTCCACCACCGAGGGCGCGACCGTGGTTGACGACCAGGTCACCTGGACCTGCCGCTTCGGCAACCACCTTGGCTCGGCCGTCAACGGCGCCACCCTCGCCTTGACCAGCATCGATAAGCTCATTGACCTGGTGAAGGGGGGCAAGCCCGACCTGCTCTTAATGAGCCGCCGGTCCCGCAGGAAGATCGCAGCATTAGCCAGAGCCGCTGGGTCCAACCTGCAGGTCGGACAGGGCAAGCTCGGCGAGTTCGTCGAACTCTATAACGGCATCCCCGTCGCCATCTCCGACTGGGTCAAGGATAACTACACCGTGGGCACGTCCAACGATTGCTCGGCCATCTTCGCCTTCCAGATGGGAGAGGGCGCCGTCTGCGGCCTTACCAGCCCCGAGGTGATTCAGGTCGAGCGTCTCGGGTCCCTGGAAACCAAGGACGCCGCCAGGACCAGGGTTAAGTGGTATGTATCCCTGGCCGACTTCTCCATCGTCAAGGCCGCTATGCTCACAGGAGTGAGAGACTAATGCCCATGCCAGACAGGAATGTCATTGCGAGCCCGACCAAAATCGGGCGTGGCAATCTCCTGGCATGCTATCTTCACTCCTCCTTTCTATACTGGGGAGGGGGGCTCTCCCTCCCTCCCCAGGAAGAGAGGATTGCCCGAGCATGTCAGACTCGCCTCATTTCAGGTTTAGGGGGGAGGGGGAAAGTCGAGCCCCCTCCCTACCTCAATGCGCATCGATCCTCATTTCGAGGTGAACCATGAACTTAACCGAAATGCGAGCCCGGGTCCGGGAGGACCTCCAGGACACCGATAGCCAAAATTACCGCTGGACCGACGACGAGGTAGACGGCGCCATCGAGAGGGTTGTCACGGAGTATTCCCTCCATGCCGCTATCGAGCAGCGAGACGATATCGCCACCACCGACGGCGATACCGAGCTCGATATCTCCTCCCTTACAGGCTTGCTAAAAATCGAGTCCGTCGAGTTCCCTATCGGCCAGAGCCCTAAATACCTCCAGAGGACCGAGTACTGGGCCGGCCACCTTTACATGGAGGATGAGGGAGACGGAGAAGACGCCCGTGTCAGGTGGCTTAAGAAACACACCCTGGACGCTGTATCCACCACCATTCCCGAGGAGCACGAGGAGATTATAGTCCTCGGCGCGACAGGCTACTTAGCTATGTCCGCCTCGGCCTATACCGTGGACCGGGCCAGCATCGCCGGGAGACACGCTACTATCAACTACAAGGCCTGGGGCAAGGAACGCCTCGACCGTTACGACAAGAAGCTCAAAGCCATCTCCCGCACCAGCCGCATCATCTCAAAGGAGCTCTACATCGATGAGTAGCCTGACTACTGACTACTGACTACTGACTACTGTCTCCTGACTACTGCAAAATGATTGAAGTCGGCATCCTCAAAAACTTCGACAGCGGTACCCACAAGGCCGGCGTCCAGCTCGCAGGATCTCTCACGACCTACTTCGACGGCGTCAACGTCGCCCGCAACATCGCCTCAGGCGAAATGATAACCGGCCGTCATGTAATCCTGGCCGTCCCGCAGGATAACCCCAGGGACGCCGTCGTCATCGCAGTATTTACCCCATAAGGAGGTAACCATGCCTAAATCAAAAGTAAAAGAAGCACTCGAAAAGGAGAAGACCAAAGAGGGGCTCCCCAAAGAGGCCTTCGCCATCGTCGGCGACCCCCAGGACCCTGAGACCTGGAAACTTCCCCATCACACCAAGGCCATCTTCAGGGCTCTCCAGGGCCGGCTTGATATCAAGAAGACCGTGGACTGGGACCGCATGCCCGCTGCCGTAGCCGCCTTAAGCCGCGGCGGTTACCGCGGGGAGAGGGTCCAGGCCTCCGAGGAGGACATCCTCCAGGCCGCCCGGCACTTAGCCAGGCATTATGAAAAGGCCGGGAAATCCGTCCCCGACACCCTGGGCGCCCTGATTTGACATAACAACGCAGCAGGAACGAACTCCATGAGTAGCATAAGTAGTAAAAACCAAAACAGGGGCTTTCTTGAGCCTCTCAGGGCGTGTTTATAAGGAGTAGGAATGTCAGAAGAACAGAAAAAAACTAACTCGGGCACTAGTCCCAACCTCGTGACTGTTTTTTGCAACTTCTTCAGGGCCGTCGCCAGGCCCGCCGTCACCATCATCTTCGCCGCCGCCATCGCCCAGGTCGTCATCGACAGAATCGACGCCCCGCAGTGGTTCATCGCCCTGGCCACCGCCTGTATTCTATGGTGGTTCGGCGATAGGACGGTCCAGCATATCAAAGAGAAGAAGAAGGGGGACTAATGAAATTCCTGAAAGGCATTATCTTTTCCACCTTTCTGAGCACTTATGCTGAGTGGCACGCCTCCGCCATCGGCTTTTGTGAAATCCTTTGTCCCTGGCCACCCCGGCACAAGTCCATGCACAAGGATCTCCGGAAGCAAATCGCCTCCGAGTATCACTACTACCAGTTCGGCAGAGCCATCGGCGTCATCGCCTGGCTCATCATCGCTAAAATCATCCAGGAGGCCTTCTTTTGACAACCACCCAGGACAAAATAAATATAAGAAAGGAGAACAGCAATGGCAGAATTCACCGACTTTATGGAAAACAAAATCATTGACCACATGCTGCGCAACCAGGCATACACCCCGCCATCTACCGTCTACGTGGCACTGTTCACCTCCGCCACCTCCGACGCCGGAGGTGGCACCGAGGTATCCGGGGGCTCCTACGCCAGGCAGGCCGTCACCCTGGGTGCAGCCTCGGGCGGAGCCTCAGAAAACAGTGCCGACATTACTTTCCCGCAGGCCACGGCGGACTGGGGAACAATAACCCATGTTGGCTTGATGGACGCCCTGACCGGCGGGAATATGCTCATGCACAGCCCCCTCGACGCCAGCAAGACGGTCAATAACGGCGATACTTTTAAGATCAATACCGGTGACCTTGACGTAACTGTGGCCTAGTGCAGTGCACAGATTGCCATATATGGGGAGCGCAATATACCGAGAAGGCAAGGCTCTTAGTGACTCCCAGCCGCCTTGTGCTTTTCTTAGCGAGGACATCTGATGGCATTAGAGGATTTCACCACCTATACTGAGGTAGACCCAAATAGTCATATCGGTTTAGTGGGCGCTGACCATATTGACTTTGCGGCGTATCGAAACGAAGATACTTACCTATACAAGGATTACGGAGTAGCCCATTTCGGTAATTTCACCCATAAGATAGATGTAAAATTGCTGGATGAAGTCAACTCTACTCTTGGCTTCTTTTGGGTTTTGGCAAATTCCATAAATGATGTAAAAGGGATAGAAGATGCCAGTCAGACAGCAATAGGTCTGTATGCTTATGGCGGTAGTTCATCCACAAGCAACTATCCCCGCTTCACAGTAAGAGAGTCGTATGGAGGCTCTGGCTATCAAGATATGGGAGCTACCAATCTAAGCACAGGGACATGGTATTATCTCTTGATTAAAAAGACTGGCACAACCTTCGTTGTTGGAGTGTATAGCACGGCTGCTCTCCGAGATGCAGGAGACGGCAC